GGTCTTGTGCGCAACTTCGGCGTGGAAATCAAGGACGTGCTTGACGACCCCGAAATGCAGGACAAGATTGCCGAGGCCAACAAGGACTATGTGGAGCGCGTGGCCAACTCCAAGAAACTTGACGAGGAATACGACAAGAACATGGACACCACGCTTGAAACCCTGCGTCGGTTCCAGTCCGAGCGAGGCATGAGCGATGAGCAGATTGACAACATAGTGGAGTTCCTTCTCGGCGTGGTCCGTGACGGCGTGATGGGCAAGTTCAGTACCGAGACCCTTGACATGGCTTGCAAGGCTCTGAACTATGAGGCTGACGTGGCGGCCGCCGGAGAAGAGGGCGAAGTGGCAGGACGCAACGCCAAGATTACAGAGAAGCTGCGCAAGAGCAACAAGGGTGACGGCACCGCACCCCTCGGCGGCAAGAACGGACATGGAGCAGGCGCACCGCGTAAATCCAAGTCTATGTTTGACCTCGCAAATGAAGCCATGTAGTTATGGACGGCGTGGTGGTACACTGTCCCGATGAGGGGCATAAGGTCAAGCCGACCACCGGGACGGCAGGAATCCGAAGCCATGTCGCAGGCGCAACCGCCTCAGTCAGTAATCTCGCTGCTGCCACCGGAGGCATAGGTGCCGGCAATCTCGTAGAAACCAACAATAAATAATCATTTTGAATCTCAAAATTTTCCAACCATGGACGGAGAAACAGTAAATGTCGGTGGTACTAATCCCACCCCGACCCCCGGCTCAGCCGGAGTCAGCTCGCAGGTAGGAGGCGCAGCCGCTACCGTCAGCAATCTCGCCGGGGCAACAGGCGGCATTGACGGTGGCAACCTCGTGCAGCCCGACCTTGACGAAGAACTCTACAAGTTTAAGGGTGATGACACCCCCCTCATGCAGATTGCGCTGAAAGCAAAGCGCGTGAAAGTCACCACGCCCGAAGTCGACCACTACATGATTGACGAGCCGCGCACCAACGTGACCATAACCACGGCGGTAGCTAAAGGCACGAGCAATCAGTTCGTAGTTCCGCTCGACGGCAACGACCAGCAGCTTCCGCGCCCTTACGGCACACTGCTTGCCAAAGACGTTGACGGCTACACCGAGGACGGCAGCAAGACCACCCCCGGCAAAGACCTCATGCTTTTCGTTGTCGGCCATGACCCCACAACAGGCAACCCCATCTGTCGTGCCGTGAACGGCCCCAAGTCAACCACCGATGCCGAGTATTGCACCACGCCTGCCATACCCGCCGGAACAAAACTCATTCTTCTCGGCAACGCTCTCTACGAGACACAGAAGAAGGTTGACCCCGACCTCTTTGTTCCGCAGCCTACTCGCGTGTTCCTGCAGAAGCGCGGCATGAACCGCATTGTATCTGACTACTTCGACGCCGTCAAGAAGCGCATTCCTTTCGCCAAGGCAATCATCGCCGAGGCCGCCATCACCAAGTTCAAGTGCGACACCAACCGTTCCCTGCTTGCCGGGCGCAAGGGCAAGATTAAGGTGAACACTCCCGAAGTCGGCGTACAGGACATCTACTTCTCCGAAGGTGTGCGCTATCAGGTGAAGAAAGAGATTCAGCACATCGGCAAGTGGACTTACGAAGAGTTCATTGCTCTGGCCAAGATGTATTTCACCGGCGAGGATGTTCCGAGCAGCGGCCTGGCCATCTGCGGCAAGAACTTCCTTGAGAACATCCAGTGCATCGACTTCTCCAAGCACCCGGAGGTGAAGATAGATGTCAAGACCAACAAATTCGGGTGGACCGTCACCGCCATACACACCGTGTTCGGCGACATCGAGTTCAAGCGCGAGCCTACCTTTGACCGCCTCGGCTGGAGTAACTCTGCTTTTCTGCTTTCGACCGACCGCCTTGTGCGCTACGTCCTTGCCGCCGAACACTCATCGTCTGACCGCGTGGAGGGCGAAGAGGCAACGCGCGAGAGCATGCTAACATGGGATGCGATTGCCCTCAAAGGCTCCTGCCACCTGTGGATCAACGGTGAGGACACTGCGGCCAACGACAATGTCAACGAGGACGCGACCCACTATCTGTTCTACGAAGGCTCGACCGCGCCGACCTCGCCTGTTGACGGCGCAATCTACTACCTGCTGACCGACTGCCCCGGCATCGCCGCCAACGCAGTCAAGGGTACGCTGTGGCAGGCCAAGAATACCACTACCGGGTCGGGTGAACAAGCAACCACCACAACGACTTGGAGCGAATATGAGGTTGGCGATGTAATCACCGTCTAACCAACTACCCAAGAGTAAGCAACCACACTGAGGCGGACTGGCTGCGCCTTCCATCGGCTGCACTCGGCATATCCGGAGTAGACTCCGCTCTGCGCTCATTTGCACGATGGTTGACAGCAATGCAGTCCGCCTCTTTCAAATAATGCTACAACCATGAAAAAGAAAAGAATAACTTA